CATTTATGATTTAGAAGGTGAAATAGTCATAAATAGTGGAGAGGTAATTGATTTTTATGAAGACACACAACCTATTATGGGTTATGATGTATTCAAACATCACAACGTATATTTAACGACAGAGGATTTAAATGGCTAAATTAAGTTTTAAAGATATGATTTTTAAGTTTCTTAAAAAAGATGAAGAAGCTCCAGCAAACGCAACTGGTACTGCTGTCGCAGGAACAGGAGATGATTCTTCTACTGTTGTTGTTAAAAAGAAAAAAGAATTACAGAAAAAATTAATGACAAGAATGGGTATCAAAGAGGCAATTGATAAAGCAATACCTGATTTAGAATATCCTAAAGACGAGATTAGAGAAAGAGTAAATCAATTAAAACAATTTGCTCTAGGTGAAACTCCTGAAGGTTTTGCATTGGTTTCAAAAGCAAAAGACATTGCTAAAAAGATGTCAGGTAATATGAACGGTGCTATAAAAGAAATAGAAAAATTAGAAAAAGGTTTATCAAATAATTCTTCAGTAAAAGACGCTTTGAAAAAAGCAAATGAATCAGTATCAGAAGGTGCTGCTGTACCTAAAGACAAAGATACAAATCAACCTAAAAAATATGTATCAGGATTATCTGATAAAGATAAGAGAGCACATGATAAACATTTAGAAAAAGGTAGTAAAAAGGCTGATGACGATAAGTCTGCTTACAAACAATCACCTGCTGATAAGAAAGCAAAAACAAAACCTTCAAAACATACTAACAAATTTAAACAGATGTATGGTGAAGATTATCTAAATGAGAAGATCAAAGGTTTAGAAACTAAAGCAAAGAAATCAGGTATGCCTTATTCAATACTAAAGAAAGTGTATGATAGAGGTATGGCTGCATGGAAAGGTGGTCATAGACCTGGTACTACACCACAACAATGGGCATTTGCAAGAGTAAATTCTTTTACAACTAAATCATCTGGTACATGGGGTAAAGCAGATAAAGATTTGGCGAAGCAAGTAAGAGGTTCTTAATGCCTAAATCATATAAAGCATTTATCAAAGAGTATTCTATGGGTCTTCAAGTACCCTCTACAAGTTATTTAAAAGGTGTTGGTTCCTTAAATAAGTTGACGAAGAAAGAAATGTCTTCAATGAATACGGCAGGAGGTGACGAAACACCTGCACCAATATTAACATTAAAGAAAAAGAATGAAGTATCTGATAAACTTAAAGGTAAAGTTTTAGACAGAAAAATTGCAAGAGCAAAAACAAAATTTAAATCAAAAGCATTTTTATCAAAACCTTAGGAGAGTTATGGGAACATTTAATGCAAAAATATTAGCAGAATTTCAACCACCTAGAAAATGGAAACTAGGTAGAGATTTAACATATAGTACAAAAAACCTTATGGGTGATGAGATCAAAGCATTACAAGACATAGGTGTAAAAGTAAATAGAGATACAGATATCAGTCCAGTGAATATTACAGTACCTACTGAATTTATGACTGACCTTGCGTCAACACCGAGAGTATTGTGGGCATTTATAGCACCATTTGATGTTGCAAGAGCAGCGATTGTACACGATCTATTATACAAAACAATCAGACAATATAGATGGAACAAAGGTGATATAGAAGAAGATAAAGAATTAATTAAGAAAGCAAAAGTAGTTGCTGATAAAGTATTTCTTTTAGCAATGAAAGACGCACAACCTAAAGTAGCAGGTTGGAAGATATGGTCTGCTTGGAAAGCAGTTGATCTATTTGGTAGATGGTCAATTGTACCTAACGAGAAAAATATATAATGTGGTTCTTTCTAGTTAAATCAATAGTAGGTGCGATTGTAGGTCAATCTACAAACACATGGTTTAAAAAAACAAAGATGGGTATGTGGTTCTACAAGAAGGTAGACAGTTGGTATAATTGGGCTGCTAAAAGATATGATTTAGATGTATTGACTAAAGAAGAAAAGATGATTAAAAAGTTTCCTGCTCTAACGGCAAAGATAAATAAGTTAGAGAACGAGATCGCTAAACTTAAAGTAGAACAAGTAAAATTGAGAGGTAAAAAATAATGTTTTTAACAATAGGACTAATTATAGGTTTTATACTAGGATGGTATGTCAACGAGAAGTTTGAAGATGTTGCTGCTGGTATTAAACTATTAAAATTTTGGAAGTAATATTATGTTTGGATCATTGAAGATTGCTATGGTGGCAATTCTGATTACTGGTATCGCAGGTGCTGGTATGTATGTAATGAAGTTAAGATCAGATAACGCTATCTTAAAAGCAAATCAACTTAAATTAGAATCAGCAGTCGCTGATCAACAGGAACTTTTAGAAAGTCAGAAGAAAGACTTTGAAGAAATACTAGGTGCTAACAAGAAGATGAATGAGTTAGTAAGTGTTCTTAAAAAAGACCTTGAAGATTTAGATAAAAGATTTAATAAAAAAAATAGAGATGTAGGCAAACTTGCAATTGCTAAAACAAAATCTATTGAGAGAATAACAAACGGTGCAAGTGCATTGGCTACAAGATGTATTGAGATTGCAAGTGGATCACCATTAACGGAGAAAGAAAAGAATGCTACAAAGAAGTCAGAAATCAATTCTGAATGTCCTAGTATTGCTAATCCTAACTACGTTCCTTACTAGTTGTGCTGGTGTAAAAACTTTAGAGATATTTAAGAAAGAAGTACCTAGAGAAAATCTAAATTTAGAGAAACCTACACCACTTGAACTAGAAAATTTAAGATGGATTATAATTACTAGTGAAAATGCTGAAGAAGTATTTAAGAAACTAGAAGAACAAGGTATTGATCCTGTTCTATGGGGACTAACAGACAAAGACTTTGAATTGTTAGCAAAAAACTTTGCAAGAATTCGTAATCAATTAAAGATTACAAATGATTTATTAGATAACTATAAAGAATATTATGAAGGAGGAGATGATGAGCAAAAATAGATTAGATATATCAGATTCAACTGCTATATCTATGCCTATGAAAAATTTAATTGCTATAGTTGCTGCTGTATCAATGGGTGTGTGGGCATACTTCGGTGTATTAGAAAGAATTACCATGCTAGAAACGACAAGTAAACTAGCAGAAAAAGATTTAAATCAACACGTTGAAAGACTAGAAGCTGATTTAACAAAGAATACAGAATTTAGAATAAAATGGCCAAGAGGTGAAATGGGTACATTACCTGCTGACTCGGAACAATATATGTTAATTGAGGACTTGTATGGTAGTGTGGAAAAATTAGAAAAACACATTGACAACATGATGAATAATAAAATCAACATAGAATTTTTACAAAAACAAGTAGAGAAAATGTTAGAAGATATTGAGAAGTTAAAGGATGCTGATAGGGAGATTGTGTATAAAAACGGAAACGGTACACATTAAAATGTATGATAGAAACAATCGTAGCTTTATTGATGATAGTAAATTCTGAAATCAAGGAGCATAGAATACAAGTAAGTCTTAAAGAATGTTTAAAAGGAAAAAGAACAGCAGAGAGAACTTATAGCGAAGGCGTAAGATATCAATGCTTAAAATCTAAGGCAGAACTTGAAAAAAATATAGATGGTTCATGGTCAATAAAATCTCTAATAATGGAATAACATTGTTAGATAAATATATAAGTATTATGAAACTGATGTGAATTAAAAACAATAATAAAGGTTTCATAAATGTCAGAAGATTTAAATAAAATACAGACGAAGATAGCATTGCTTGAAAAAGACGCCAAGACAGGTGAAGCAATACATCAAAGATTAGAAAAGGCAATAGAGAAGTTGTCTGAATGTGCTGTATCTTTAAAAGGTATACTTGCTCAACAAGAACAAAAGTTAGTAAAGGCCGAACAGACAGATGAAGATATATTCATCACCTTAGAATCTCGTAGAAAAGAATGGGACAACGATCTTAAAGAACTACATTCCAGAATTACCACTAATACTAGAGAGTTAAGAGAACATCAAATACAATCAGAAAATACAATGTTAAGTGAGCTTCGATCTATGAAGACACAACTATCCGAAAGAGTTGGTGTATTAGAGAAGTGGAGATGGTTAATTATTGGTGGTTCTATTATTATCGGACTAATGATGTCAAATCCTAGTGGCAATCTATGGGAGTTTTTAAGTTAATCGCTTGACTTTTTGCCACTCATTTGTTATAATGTATCTATGTCAAGTTATATAGATACTAAATTTATCAATCTATTATCTACAAGACTTCCGAAGTTTAAAAGAAAAGCAGAATATCTATTTAATTTTAGGTGTCCTCATTGTGGTGATTCTCAAAAATCACAATCGAAGGCTAGGGGTTTTGTCTATAAAAAGAAAAATGATATGTTTTTCAAATGCCACAATTGTGGTGTAGGTCAATCGTTAGGTAATCTAATTAAGTTTCTTGATCCTAATCTATATAAAGAATATATCTTTGAAAGATTTAAAGATGGTAAACCTACAAAAGATAAACCTGAATTTGATTTTACACCATCAAAAGAATTAAAAACAAGAACTGCTGACGAGAAGTTATTAGATGAATTAGAATCATTTAATAAACTAGTGCAAACTCACCCAGCAAAACAATTCATATACAAAAGATTTATACCTAAAGAACATTGGGATAAGTTTTTCTTTTGTCCTAAATTTTATGAGTGGACTAATACTATTATACCTAACAAGTTTATTGATTTAAAACATGATCACCCTAGAGTTGTAATACCTTTCTATGATAGATCAGGTAAATTCTTTGCGTTTCAAGGTCGTGCATTTGGTAATGAACAACCAAAGTATATCACTATTAAGTTTGATGATACAAAAGAAAAGATATATGGCCTTGATAGATTAGATTTAAATAAACCTGTGATGATTACAGAAGGTCCTATTGATAGTTTGTTTTTAGATAACGCTATTGCTCTTGCAGGTGCAGACGCTAATATTAAAATACAACCACAACAATGTACTATGATCTTTGATAATGAACCTCGTAATAAAGAAATTGTAAAACGAATGATAAATGCTGTTGATAAAAAATTTAATGTCGCAGTATGGCCAAAGTCATTGAAATATAAAGATATTAATGATATAATAATTGCTGGTAAAACAGCTGCAGAAGTGCAAACTCTTATAAGTAATAACACTCATTGCGGACTAACAGCACTTCAACAAATCAATAACTGGAAAAGGATATAAATGACAACAGGAGAAATTAATGTACTCAAGCGTAACGGTCGTGGTAAAGAACCTCTTAATATAGACAAGATTCACTCAATGGTTGGCTATGCAACACAAGATATTACAGGCGTTAGTGCTTCTCATGTTGAAATGAATAGTGGTATACAATTTTATGATGGTATTGATACAGATGATATTCAACAAATCCTTATTAAGTCTGCTAACGATCTAATTAGTTTAGAAAATCCTAATTATCAATATGTTGCTGCTAGATTATTATTATTCTCTTTAAGAAAAAAACTATATCATAGACTATGGGAACATCCTAAGTTTATAGATCAAATTAAAACTTGTATTAAACAAGGTGTATATGACAAAGACATACTCGTACAATATACTGAATCTGAAATAGATAGAATGGGTATGTGGATTGTACATGAAAGAGATTACAAATTTACCTATGCAGGTTTAAGACAAGTTATGGATAAGTATCTTGTACAAGATAGAAGCACAGGTGACATTTATGAAACACCACAGTTTATGTACATGATGATTGCAGCTACTTTGTTTGCTCAGTATCCAAAAGAAACAAGATTAACTTATGTCAAAAAATACTATGACGCAATCAGTAAGTTTAAGATTAACATTCCTACTCCTGTTATGGCAGGTGTAAGAACACCTATTCGACAATTTGCTAGTTGTGTATTAGTTGATAGTGATGATACATTACCTAGTATTTTTTCAAGTGATATGGCAATTGGTAGATATGTTGCTCAAAGGGCAGGTATCGGTATCAATGCAGGTAGAATCAGAGGTATCAATAGTAAGATTAGAGGTGGTGAAGTACAACACACAGGTGTTATTCCTTTCCTTAAAAAGTTTGAAGCAACTGTTAGATGTTGCACACAAAATGGTGTAAGAGGTGGTAGTGCAACAGTACACTTCCCAATATGGCACCAAGAGATTGAAGACATACTTGTATTAAAAAACAATAAGGGTACAGAAGATAATAGAGTTAGAAAGTTAGATTATTCTATACAGATTAGTAAAATATTCTATGAAAGATTTATTAAGAATGCTGAGATAACTTTATTCTCACCTAATCATGTACCTGGTTTATATGAAGCATTTGGTATGCCTGAATTTGACGATATGTATTTGAAATATGAAAAAGATAAATCTATTCCTAAACAAACAATAGGTGCTCAAGAGTTATTTCAAGCATTATTAAAAGAAAGAGCAGAAACAGGTCGTATCTATATTATGAATTTAGATCATTGTAATACACACAGCTCTTTTAAAGATAAAGTTTACATGAGCAATCTATGTCAAGAAATTACACTACCTACGACACCTGTACAACACATAGACGACAAAGAAGGCGAAATTGCATTGTGTATTCTATCTGCTGTTAATCTCGGTCTACTGACGGATATGGAAGAATTAGAGGAATTATGTGATCTATCAGTTAGAGCATTAGATGAGATTATAGATTATCAAGAATATCCAGTAGAGGCTGCTAAGATATCAGCACAATCAAGAAGATCACTTGGTATAGGTTACATAGGTCTTGCACACTATCTTGCTAAGAATCAAGTAAAATACGAAGATAAAAAGGCATGGAAACTTGTAGATAAGATAACCGAAGCGTTTCAATTCTATCTACTAAAAGCAAGTAATAATCTTGCAAAAGAAAAAACTAAATGTCTATGGTTCGAAAAGACTAAATACAGCGAAGGTATACTACCAATAGATACCTATAAAAAAGAATTAGACGAGATCGTAAAAAGAGATTATACTTACGATTGGGAGTGGTTAAGAAAAGAAATTAAAGAACACGGATTAAGACACTCAACATTATCGGCACAAATGCCAAGTGAGTCTTCTTCTGTTGTATCTAACGCAACAAACGGTGTTGAACCACCAAGAGATTACTTATCGATTAAGAAGTCTAAAAAAGGTCCTTTAAAACAAATTGTACCTGACTATAACAGACTTAAAAACTTTTATACATTATTGTGGGATATGAAAGGTAACGAAGGATATATTAATATCATTGCCGTTATGCAGAAATATTTTGATCAGGCAATTAGTGGTAACTGGAGTTATAATCCAGAAAACTACAAAGATGGTGAAGTGCCTCTATCAGTTATGGCACAAGACTTATTGACAACATATAAACTAGGATGGAAGACAGCATATTATCAGAATACATATGACGCAAAATCTGATATAGATGAACCTGTACATCCTGTTGGTTGGCATGATGGTGTTGAAGAAACACCAGAGGAAGTAAAGAAAGAAGATGACGAAGAAAATTGTGACGCCTGTGCTATCTAAAAAGTATTTTCACGAAGTAATTGAAGAAGAACAAAAGATATTAGATATAGGTTTAAAGATGTCAAAACAACATAAAAAAGAACGATTAGAACTAGAGAGAAAAAATAAAAAAGATGAAAACATTTAACACGAAAAAAGTAGATTGGATGAAACAACCCATGTTCTTTGGTGAAGAGCCAAATGTTCAAAGATTTGATCAGCAAAAATATCCTATATTCGAAAAGTTAAATCAACAACAGTTAGGTTTCTTCTGGAGACCTGAAGAAGTTTCTTTACAGAAAGATAGAAACGATTATCAATCTCTAGGTGTTGAACAAAAACATATCTTTACATCTAATCTAAAGTATCAAACACTATTAGATAGTGTACAAGGTCGTGGTCCATGTTTAGCATTTTTACCTTTTTGTAGTTTACCTGAATTAGAATCTATGTTAGTTGCATGGGACTTCAGCGAAACAATACATAGTAGATCATATACTTACATTATGAAAAATGTATATTCTGATCCTACAGAAGTATTAGATACTATTATTGATACACCAGAAATTATGGCAAGAGCGAAAACAGTTACAGACGCTTATGATAAGTTTATATCCTATGCAAACAAATATTATCTAACAGGTAAAGGTGATATGAAAGAACTTAAAAGACTTTTATATCTTACAATTATTAATGTGAATATACTAGAAGGTATTAGATTCTATGTATCATTTGCTTGTTCATTTGCTTTCGGTGAACTTAAACTTATGGAAGGTAGTGCAAAGATTATATCTCTAATTGCAAGGGATGAAAATCTACATTTAGCAGTATCTCAAAATATGATTAATAACTATCGTAATAAAGAAGGCGATAAAGAAATGCTAAAAATCATCAAAGAAAATGAACAAGAAGTTTATAAGATGTATGATGAAGCAGTCCAACAAGAGAAAGATTGGGCAAAATACTTATTTGATAAAGGGTCAATGATAGGTTTAAATGATAAACTATTAAATCAATATGTTGAATTTATGGCAAACAAAAGAATGAAAGCCATTGGATTGAAAGCAGTATATGATGTATCATCTACAAACAATCCATTACCATGGACTACTCACTGGTTGAATAGTCGTGGGTTACAGAATGCTCCTCAAGAAACAGAAATCGAAAGTTATGTTGTAGGGGGTATAAAACAAGATGTTGAAAAAGATAGCTTTAAAGGATTTAAACTGTAATGATAGAAGAAAAGAAAACCTGTAATAATTGTGGTGCTCTCTATGATGTTAAACATGATCTTCCAGAAGAAGATTATATAGAGAAGTTTTGCCCTTTCTGTGGCCATGAAAATGAAATAGAGGATGAGATTACTCATGTTGAGGATAGATATGAAGATTGGAATTAAATGTGGTTATACAAAGATAAAGAAGTAAAAGAACTCCCTAAAGATTGTGAAGCATTTGTATATTTAATAACAAATACTACAAATGGCATGATGTATGTAGGTAAGAAGTTAGCAAAATTCAAAACTACAAAGAAACCCCTTAAAGGCAAAAAGAATAAGAGAAGAGGCACAAAGGAAAGTGACTGGAAAACTTATTGGGGATCTTCAGAAAGATTAATCGCAGATATAGAAAAACATGGCGAAGATAAATTTACTAGACAGATACTATATTACTGTGCTAGTAGAGGTGTAGCAAGTTACCTAGAAGCAAAAGAGCAGTTTGAAAGAAAAGTACTTGAAGTTGACGATTATTATAATGGTATCATAAATGTTCGTATCGGAGGTTCTAAAATTTTAAAAGAATCGCTGAAAAAAATGTTAAAAAATTAATTTGTCTAAATAGAAATAATACGAACCCGAAATTTGATTTGATATCTCAAACTTCACAACACGATTAGGTGATTATGGCTCTGCCAGTAAGAAAAATTATAGTCCGATTACGAATGTGGTGGGCCGACATACGAGGCCATCATGGTAAAAGATGGAACTATGAACCAGGCGACTACTATATGGGTCGTAATAAGAACAAAAAGAGAACATAATTACCCAAAACCCCCCATTTTACACGCTTTTTTAGTGCTTGACTTTTATGCCAAAATACGGTATAATATGTCTATATTATGAAAAAAAACACTATGAAAAAAAACAACAAAACCTTTAATGTATGTTATTTAAGAGAGTATATGGATCCTGAACATCAAGGAGAATTCTTTTATGCATACGAAACAGTTTACAGAAATGTACCTGTTAAATATAAATCTAAATTCAATGATAAGACTAAACTAAAGATAGTTAAGTTTTTAGATTGGAATTACAAAGAGTCTGCTACTAACTATGCTAATGTCAGTAGAGTTGAACTTATCGATCAGAAACAGTATTATCAATCTTATAAAGATGTATTTGGTGATGTTGATGAAGCTGATGAGAAGATGATGTGGACAGATTACGGTCAACAATGGGATAGACAATCGTTGAGAAAAGACTTCAACCCACAGTTGACTAAATCAAAAGTAAAATCTTATAACGATAAAAGACTAAATTAACGCTTGACTTTTATGCCAATTCATGTTATACTTAACTACAAACTTAACAAAAGGACTATATTATGGAAATGACTAAAGAAATTATGTTTGATCAATTTGCCAAACTAAAATCTAATAACGAGAAAGTAAAATATCTCGTAGATTTAAAAGAACTAAAACAAAAAAACCCTCATGTTTTTAGAAATATCAAAATCAGTATAAAACAATTCAATAATCTTATCAAAGAATATTCAAGTCTTGTGCCTTTTAGTGCTATGAAAAGAGAGATTGCCGAGAGAGAAGACGCTGAAAAGAGAAAAGAAATAGAAATGAGAAAGAAATAATGAAGAAGTTTTTTACTACAATAATAATTCTTAATACCTTGTTGTTTGTTGGTCTATCATCTGTCGTTAAGGCAGATGACAAGACTTCGGCAATCGTAGGTCATGTAATCACACAGGCAATTCAAGGTAATGATATGGATCATGCTGAAGTATTGAGTAATGAGTTAGCTGCTCTAATGCACAAATACTCAATTGAAATGACTAGTGTATTATTACAATATATGCCAAGTATCATGGATAGTATATCAGCACAATTAAGACAAGAACTAGATAAAAAATACAAATGTTCACTTCAAGGTGACTATAAAAATAAAGATTGTTCATAATGAGTAAGATAACGATAGAAGTCAATAAGAAAACCATATCAGAGGTTTATAATCAAGTTGCTATGTGTAATGATCTAGGTTTTCCTAACTTTCAAAAAGGCGAACCCATTAATAAACTAATGGTAGAGATTAAAAAAAGTATTAAAAAACAGAAGAAACAAGAAGACTTTGGTTGGAAAGACTTTTGGGAGTTTTGGCCACTATCAATCGTAGTGCCATTAATGTTATTATCAATCATACTAGGACCTATGTTTCAATAAGCTTGACTTTCATGCCAATTTATGTTATAATAATCTAATGACTTCAATGATTTACACTAAAAATACAAGTGGTGCAATTCGTAGGTTACGAAACAAAAAACCCACTAAAGGCTATCTATCAGCACTAGTAGATCACATTAAATTTCTTAAAAGTTTAGGTTTCAAATTTGACTCTAAAGGTAAAATTAAAAAACGACAGAAAAAATCTGCCCCTTTAGCTCATTCGGTAGAGCAGCTGATTTGTAATCAGCAGGTGATCTGTTCGAATCAGATAGGGGGCACCACAACTGTACCATCAGATAACTGGCGATTAAAAGAATCTAAAAAGTTTACTATTGCCCCAGCATATAACAAAGGTGGTTATCAAGTTATATCAAAAGAAAATATTAAGAACATAGGTAAGTAATGAAAAAAATATTATTAATAATCAGTTTTGTTTTACTTGCTAATTGTAGTACGGTTACAAAATCTCATATGAGTAGTGCCATAGGTGCAACAGCAGGATACGGTACTTGTCATCATATGTTAAGTACAGGTGTAGGATTAACTGCTGCTTGTACAGTAGTAGGTGCTATGATTGGTTCAAGTTTATTTTTTAATGATGATATGAATATACATAAAGCAGTATTCGTAGATACTTTAAATACATCACCAGGTAAAAGAAGTCATGTAACCTGGGGTAGTCAAACAACTGGTAATTGGGGATCAATTACAGTAAATAGAACTTATCTTGTTAAAGGTGTTAAATGTAGTGAGTATGAATCAGTTGTAAGTATTGATAGACAATGGCCACTATATGGGATTCAAAGAGAAAATGAGTTTGGTGTTGCGTGTCAAATGCCTGACGGAAGATGGTATATACAATAATGAAAGAACCAATGAAACCTGTATTACTCGCAACATTAATAATGATAACAATATTATTACTAGGTAATTATGCAATGAGTGGTGAAAAATCAGAATGGTTAAATGAAAATCCTTGTATGATTAAAGTTGTAATTACAAATACAGAAGTTAATGGTGTAACCACTACATCTAAAGAAGAAAAATTAGAATGTAAAGACGGTTATGATGGTCCTAATTATTGGGAACTATTTGCTCAGTTTTATTATTCAGGAATTAGTATACCTGCTTATTGCAGACCATATGCTAGACCAAATCATCCTTTTAAAACACCTGGGATGCTTTGTTTAAGTGAAAATGGTGTTTGGGAGAAACAGTAATGTTTAAATTAATACTGTGGATTGCTGCTATTGTGATTATTACAACACAATGGAGTGCTTTTACCGAGATCGTTGATCTTGCAAAAGTCATTGAGGTAACTCACGAAATAATAACGAAAGTTAAGGAGTAAATAAATATATGATGAAGACTATAATAATCGCTTTACTTGCTTTGACTTTGACAAATTGTGCTAGCACAAACTACAAAGTAAAACAAGAAGCAAAAGAAGAAGGAAGAGTGTTAAATCAAGTACCACAATGGTATATTGACGCTAAAATTGACAAAGGATTTGTATTCAATAGAAATGCTGATCTTTTTGTTTATGCAGTAGGTCAAGGATCAAGTCCTGATTTACAATTAGCAATTGAGAAGGCAATGATGATTGCAAAGGCTGAACTTGCTGACAAATTAGAAGGTCAGATGAACAAGAGAACAGACTTGTATATTACTGAAATAGGTCAAGAAGGTAATAAAGAAGTTGTATCTAAAGTTGAAGAAGTGATTGTTAATGTAGTTAAGGAAACAATGATTCAAGGTTATGAATCTTGGGAGAAGGCAGTTTACGAAACACCAGATGGCGAATATAGAGTTTATATTGGTTTAAAAATGGGTGTAGGTGACGCTAACTATCTTGCTGAATACATCGCTAAAAATGCTAACAAAGTTGATGTAGATACACTTGCTAAAAATGCTATCGATAAAGTAATAATTACTAATCCAGATGGGATACCAACAGTAGAGTAAAAAATATGACAATAACAATATACAGTAAACCAAATTGTACTTTTTGTGTTAAATCAAAGGCCTTGGTTAAAGGCCTTGGGTTGACTTATGAGGAAAAGATGTTCGGTAAAGACTTCAATTCACCTGAAGAATTATATGAGGCAGTAGGTAAACAAGTTAGAACTATGCCACAGATAAAGATAGATGGTGAACTTATAGGTGGTTACAATCAATTAGTAGAATACTTTGTAGAAAAAGGTAAAGTTAATTTCAAGGGCGAAATTGTCTAATACTATACCCGAAACTAATAAAATATATAAAGATGGTAGCGATACGAAGTTTGTTGCCTTTGATAGAATATATCAAAATCTTCATAAGTCATTGACTCTTATACAGAAAAACGGTACTACATACATAGGTCGAATTGAAAAGAAATCAATTAAACTAGAAGACGGTACTCTATCATTTGTACATAAGACAGCAGACAATAGATGGTTCAATAGAACAGGTATGCCAATTGATAAACCTATTAACTTAATTACGCATAAATAGTAGTATGAGAAAATTTCAACAATACATAACAGAAGGTGTCTATGATCCTTCTATATTCAAAGCTTTCTTTTTAGCAGGTGGACCTGGGTCAGGTAAATCATTTGTATCAAAGAGTGCATTGTCAGGTATGGGATTGAAAGTAATTAATAGTGACGCTGCTTTTGAGAGTAAATTAAAAAAAGAAAAGATGACACTAGACTTTGCTGCTCATGACGAAAAACAAATCATCAAAAGAGATAAGATTAGATCAAAATCGAAACAGATTGCAGGTATGCAATTAGGTCTGGCTCTTGAAGGTAGATTAGGAATTATTATAGACAGTACTGCAAGGGATGTTGAAAAGATACAACAACAGGCACAGAATTTAAGAGCAATAGGTTATGATATACATATGGTATTTGTAAACACAACTTTAGAAGTCGCCCTAGAGAGAAATAAGAGTAGACCTAGAGTATTACCAGACGCAATTGTAATTAATAGTCATAAACAAATTCAAAAAAATATGGGAAGACTACAACGAATATTTGGCTCAAGAAATTTTATAGTAGTAGATAACAATAAACATGGAGAAGACGTGAACCCTATGGTGCATAAGAAAATTAGAGGAATGATTAACAGAGCACCTACATCATATCAAGCAGTAAAATGGATACACCGAGAACTAGAGAAACGAAAAAGAAAATAGTGAATAATCTTATAAAGTTTCCTACCCACAAGGTAAGGAAACCTAAAACAGATTTAGCAAATAAACAAAGTGAAGCAGAAGCTAAAAAAATAAAAGAAAATATCTTTATAGAACAATTAGTTGAAGAATTTACTTTAGATTTAATTCATGTTCTACAAGAAAACGCTGTCACAATGAAAAATGAATCTTTTTTAAGAGATTTATCAGTTGTAATTGAAAGTATTAAGAGTTTATTGAAAAGAGATTTTGGTCAGAAACATCCAATGCAAACCATAACAGATGCCATTTCTAAAATATCTAAACTTCCTAACGGTAAACAAGTTACTGATATGAATTATAGTAAGGTATTCGTGACTAAACCAAAGGTTGACAAATAGATTGAAATGTGTTATAATATAGTATGATTATCGTTGATATAAACCAGATAATGATTTCTAACCTAATGGTTACGATACATAGAGATAACCTAGAATTAGGTGAAGACTTGATACGACACATGGTACTAAATAGTTTACGAGGCCATAATAAGAAGTTTAGAAAAGAATATGGTCAGATGGTTATTGCTTGTGATAGTGGTAATGTATGGAGAAGACAAGCATTTCCTAACTACAAGGCAGGTAGAAAAGCAAATAGAGAAAAGTCTGAACATGACTGGACAATGATATTTGATTTATTATCTAAAGTTAAAAATGAAATTAAACAATTTTTACCTTACAAAGTTATAGAGGTAGAAACAGTAGAGGCAGATGATATTATTGCTGTCCTATGCAGAAGAACTAATGAAAAGGTACTTATACTGTCAGGTGATAAAGACTTTATACAATTACATAATGATAGAATAAAACAGTATAATCCTGTGCTTAATAAATTTGTAGGTCAAGGTGAAAACCCAAGTCTATATATTAGAGAGCATATATTAAAAGGTGATAGAAGCGATGGTATACCAAACGTGCTATCAGACGACAATGTTTTTATTGAAGGTAGAAGACAAAGACCTTTAAGTAAAAAGAAGATAGAGGCATGGTGCAATGAGATCGTACCTACCTTTAATGAAGAAGAACAAAAGAACTACGATAGAAATAAAACATTAATAGATTTAAATTGTATTCCTAAAGAATTTGAAGACAAAATAAATCGTGAGTTTGATAATTTTGAAGTGGCAACTAGAGATAAAATACTAGGTTACTTTATAAACAAAAAACTTAAAACTTTAATCGAGTCAATAGATGAATTTTAGGCTCGAAAGAACTGTTAAGGAGATAAAATAATGGTTATAATCAGAAGAAATCCTGATGGGACAGTTGCAAACCCCGAACAGGTAAAACAACAAACACAAGAACAACAAACTGAACAGGTGCAACAACCTGCCAGAACATCACACCCAGCATTAGCAAGTAAAAGAGGTATGCAAGCACTACAAGACGCAGGTAGAGCTGTACCACCTTTGATGAGTGAGATCGCTACAAAGATCAACAATGCAAAAGACAAACCTAGAAAATTAAAAGTATTACAAGATCACGATTCAGTATCTTTAAGAATGGTTTTAAAAGGTGCATTTGATCCTAATATAAAATGGTTACTACCGAAAGGCGATGTACCATATACACCTAATGACGCTCCTATAGGCACAGAGCATACTATATTAAGTCAAGAAGCAAAAAGATTATATCTTTTTACAGAAGGTGGTGATAATACTATAACACAAAACAAAAGGGAAACAACTTTTGTACAAATGCTAGAAGGTTTATCAGCAGAAGAAGCTGAATTCTTAATTGCAGTTGTGAATAAAAAAGTAAATAATCAATACAAAGGTTTTACAGCAAATCTAGTTAAAGAAGCATTTAACTGGAATGATAATTTTATGAAAAACTAATCTTTGTTCACGTTTTGTTCTCATTTAGAAACCCTTGTATCTCAATAAGTATTGATTTATAAGGGTTTTTTTATTGGTTTTATGCTTGACTTTTGCGTTGTTTTCCGATAAGCTAGCTAGTATATGATAAACAAAAACACAACAAATAATAATATGACGATTGTAAGAAACATTGCTTATA